CCATCAACTCGTTGGCACGGGAGTCCGGCTGGTTGAACCGGACAGCGGGAGCCGAAGACCCCATGGGGTCGTTGATGACCTGCCAGATCTTCCACGGGTGCATCTGGGTAATGTCTTCGTTGGGCGGAATGCGATCGACGTTGATCTCTACCTGCGGTCCGGACGCAATGCCCATGTTGTTGACCAACCCACGGGCCGCTGCATTGCACACGCCCTGCAGGTCCTCGATGATCTCGGGGATGGCCCGCCCCCAGAACGACCCGGGAGTCTTGATGAAGCTGGTCTTGGCGTAGGGCTTCTCGCCCAGCGGGTCATAGTTGAGGACAGCCTTGATGGTGTGGTTGCCCACGATCCAGACGTTGGCGTCGTATTCCCGCGCCTCGTCGGGGACCTCTTCCTCGGACATGCCCCACTCACGGAGCATGGCCCCGCTGACCTTGCCCCAAAACTCCAACGTGTCGAACATGTCCGTAGGCGTCATGTAGGCGTGGAACTTACGCTCCTCTTCCTCCTTCTGAAGCCGTACGTCCTCGTTGAACCATGAGTTGGTGTTGCCGTTCTTGAGCACTTCGCGGATAGCATCGTCGTCGTACCCGGGTACGCCAATCAGGTCAGCCAGATCAGACCGGCTCATCCTGTGGTGCTCGAACAGGTACCCGTCGCTGAGCCTAGTCACGCCGGGCTCCGGATAGATGCTGAAGGGGTCCACGCGTTCGTACTCGGGGCCGAGGCGATCCTTGGGCACCACGTTGACGGTCCCGTCGGGGCCGGGCTCGTACCCCAGCGTGCGCTGCCTGCGTACAACGGGGCCCTTGAGGAAAGCCGCCGGGAACGTGACAAGGTCGCTGATGAACTCGTTGAAGGCTTCCGGCCAGCCACCCTGCACGAACTGATCCCGGATCTTGGTCTTCATGCGGTTGGCGGTATCCTGCGCTTCCTGCAGCAGCGCGAACCGGTAGTCCTGCTCCGTGGTGCTGCGCAGCTCACGCATCCGGTCCAGCGCCGGAGCTTCACCACTGGCCTCGAGCTCACGCACAACGCGTTGAGAGAACAGCGCCTCGATCTCGGCAGCGCTGTCGGGGTCCAGCTCGGGGATGGGCGTGGGCGACAGGTCCCACGGTGGCGACCCTTGGTCGAGGAGGATGTCGCGCAGCCAGCTCTCGGCCGCCCGGCACTTGACCTCGGTCAGCATCATGAAGACTTCGGAGCCACCAGCTTGGCGTATGCTGTTCAGTTTCTCCGGCTCGTACTCCCCGTTGCGCTGCCGCAGGGCCTTGAGCATGATAGTCTCGATGGGCTTCTTGGCGATACGCGCCGCATCCCAGCACCGGCGCATGTACGCCGTTATGCCCAGTACAAGTTCGTCGTTCTGACGGTCACTTGCTTCCTTGCGACGACGGTCGGATTCTTCCCGCTCGATAGCGTCGTTAGGAACAACGCGTAGCATTGTCAGTCCAGCCATCTTGGTACCACCCGTGTATGCATAAACGTCAATGTATTATGCGTAGATGATACAGGCAACACAAAAAAGCCCCCGCGCCATGGAGACAACGCGGGGGCCCAGTTGAGGACATCTACAGAACTACCGAGTCGAGGAGGGAGGGGCCTCGTCACGATGTGTAGAAGGTAAACCCTCAACGTTCGGTGTGTCAATACCGCTCATGTCCACGCCGCAGCGCTCACCTGCCGGACCTTCCTAGGCCCTGCCACAAGGGCTCCGTCCTGAGCGTGGCTGACGTGCAGCATCATGTACTGCAGCGCCTCCGCGATGTGGGAGTGCTTGCCGGCCTTGCCGGTCTTCTCGATCCCGCCATTCTTGTCGAACCGGTACCCACCCATCATGGCAGCCTTGAGCTGGGTGCAGCGTGGATCGACCAAGAAGGCGCTGTCGCCATCGACCTGCCGCATGAGGAAGTCATCGACAGCGTTGAGCCGCGCACTGGTCCGGTTGGTCTTGGCCGGAATGACCTTGAGCCCCTCGGCCCGGATGATGTCCACGGCGCTGCGCTCGTCGGTCTGCGCCCGCTGGATGCCCGCTGGATCGACCACTATCAGGATGGGGGCTGCGGGAAAGCGCTCGTACAGCTTGGGCTTGAGCAGCGTGCGCACGAACCGTTGCACGCCCATGTCGAAGCTCACGAGCTCGTCAAACACCAAGGCCCGGCCCCTAGGGTCCTGCTGGCCGATCACCGCAGCAGGTGTAAGCCCCAGATCCATCCCGACGATGACAGGGCGTACGCCATTGATAATAGGCCGCAGCGGCGATGTCGCCATGTGGTAATCGGGCCGGAAGTACTGATACACAGGTTTTCCAGATGAGCTGAGTCCGTACTCTCCGTCAATGAAGACGCGTATGTACTCTTCCGATCGTCCTTGCGTGTCATAGTAGCCCTCCGGCAGGTTCTCGATGTTCTCTGCGTGTACGCTGCGACCCGACGGCTGGACGAACACATCCCAACCGTTGTCGTTCGGACTGACACCATCCTTTGGATCGAGCTTCTCCATCTGGTAGTACCACCATGTGTCCATGGTAGGCGGGTTGGTATCCCCCCACATCCCGAACCACGTGGGGCCCCCGTCCTTGGATGACGGGAACCGCCCGATGCGCTTGGACATGGCGTCCACGATCTCGGGGTGGATGTCACGGCACTCGTTGAACCACGCGAACGTAAGCTCCAACGAGTTGAGGTTGGCCACGTCGTCCGCGTCATCGAGGGCGCGGAACATTATCTCGCACTCTACGTCGCCAACGGCAAAGAAGTATGTCTTCGTTGTGCGCATGTACCTGCCGCAGGGCCCCGGCGGGAACCAGTCGAGGAAGGTCTTGATGGTGGTGTCCATCAGCTGCCGGGCCGTCTCGCGGACGACAGCAGCCCGCGTCCTGCGCTTGCCGGTAGCGTCAGGGGCCTGCAGGGAAGCCCTGCGCACGATCTCGAAGCAGCAGGTGACGGACTTGCCCGAGCCGACGGGACCACGGAGCGTGCGCATCCGTGCATCGGACTCCATGAATTTCCGCCCCGTCGGAGGGGGCGTGTAGTTAATCTGTAATGACATCGTTGAGCATGGCCCACTGGGTTGCCTGCATGGCCCCTACCATGCTGTAGACGCTCTGTCCTCCACCCACCACGAAGGACCCCAGCCCCTCGTCGTCCGTATAGCCGCCGAAGACGGCGACCACCTCTCCGGACTCCGCCCGCTCCAGCAGCTGCTTGAGGAACTTGACGACGGGCTCGCTGGGTGTGCCTTCCTGCTGCGGCAGGTCCACAGGTCCACCATGAATGCCTACGACAGTGTCGTTCATGTCTTGTCTCCCGGTTCCCCCAACAGGCCGACGATGATGCGTCTGGGCACTGCCTTGGGGCGTCTGTGGGTCGTCCCCCTAGGGGGCGCTATGATCGTCGTGTAGGACCACCCGTCCCTCGCAAGCTGTGCCTGCACGCGTTTGCACTCGGCGCTGGACAGGAACAAACGAGCGGGCATCCCCCTGTACACCATGTCGAACTCAGGGGGAGTGTTCAATGGTCTTGGCCTCATCTCCTTCGCGTGATGTGACTGTCATGGTCTTGGCTTCGTCTCCGAAGTTGATGTTGATCTTGACCCCACCTGCCGCGAGGCCGTTGTCGTCGTCGTTGCGTGCCTCGAGGCCGGCCCACTTGACGGTGCTCTTGATGAGGTCGGCCTTCACTGCGGCGGACACGTTCGTGTCGTGGATCAAACCCCAAGAAGTTGTCAGAAGCTCTTCCGCTTGGGCCCGGGCCTTCATGCGGAAGGTCACGCCGTTGTCGCGGATGTCGGCACGATAGTCGTCTACCTGCCGGAGGAACACCGGGTCGGAGTTGTACGACAGGATGTCGGCAGTGGTGATGCCGTACCTGTCCCTGATCTCGTCCACGGTCTCCCCACTCCCCTCGAGGGCCAGTGCGATGTCGAACGCTACGCGGTTGGTCCACTTGGTGGTGGTCATGGGGGTGTTCAGCTGAGTGTGCATGGGAGGAATGTACTAGCGGGGCGGTAAGTGTGCAAGAGCATCCAGAGCCTGCTCCTTGGTAGGGAACGTCCCCAGATGTACACGCTTACCGTTCACACTGACCCGCGCCTCCCAGCCCGATTTGGACTTGGCACGCCGGGCACGGACCACGGGTGTTGCGTTGAAGCGCCGATCAACGGTCTTGCGGGGATCCGCCTCACGGGCCTCTGCCTCTGTAGCGAAGGTGCCCACATAGTGCCTGCCCACCCACACCTTCCATGCAGTTGGTGACAACTGCAACGTAACCGGGTCGTGCGTGTGCTTGCTGCTGCGGGACACGTTGTGCGACAGAGTTACAAGCCGCAGGTTGCTCCACCTGTTGTTGCTGGGGTCCTCGTCTATGTGGTCGACCACCAATTCATCGGGGGGCGGAGCCCCGGTCTGCATGGTCCATATGATGCGGTGCTGCAGATACGTGACCTTGTCGACGGTTACATGCTTGTACCCGGCAGACCCCGCCCCGGGGCATATGGGGCCCTTGGAGCA